GGCTAATGTAACAGTTGTGTGGTGCTCCCCCCTCCGTGGTAAACCACATCTTCGGAGCAACCAAAGAGAGCTTTCCGTGCTCTGCTCTTACGGAGGACATTTCCTAGTCCCATAGGTCCTCCAGGTTCCCACCTGTCATGTTTACTGGAACTCCACGTGACATAGAACCTTGTGAACCGGTCCTGCGAGTGTTCCCCATTACTGGATGCTTGCAGGTGGTAGCTCTATATCTAAAGGGGGGCCCGTTACCTCCCCACACCGTACCACTCCCAATACCATGCCAGGCAAACCTGCCAAGCCAACCAACCAAACAACAACGCTATCTAATAAGACTACAACCCAAACGCTGCTAGACTACCCTCAAATATTTTACCAGCCGCTAACTTGAGCTTCGGCCCAGCTTTCTCACCGATCTCCCTAACAGTGTCCTCAAGGAGACGCTCAGCGGTCTGTTTTGCAGTGTGGTGCCACCCAGGAGTGTGTTTGTGTAAGGTGTCCACAGTATGCTGGTGGTTCGTACCAGAACTACTGGCACCACTAACAGTGAGACCAGACTGTGGACGAGGTGTCCACTCAACGACATTAACTATATTGACCCCAACAACAGTAGAGCCAGGCAATCCACGCACTGCAAAGAACATCACATTGGTGTCATTAATGTCGGTCTGACTCCCAGCCACAACTGTTGTTCCACTGACAACAGTCGAGTACTTGGAGTCATACGATCCTGGATACCAACGTACTTCATGCAGATCTCTGGTGATATTGTGGCGAGCCTGGCTATACTGGAAAGCGGAATTCACATTAACAAAGTTCAAAGATGTGTCAAGTGAACACACCCCTACACAAAACTCCCCAACAACGGTGGTCATGGACAATCCAGGAACAGATAAACGAATGGCAGCAGCCACCGACCTTATTTTATTGGCAATACTGTTCAGAGTATTGAAACCTGGAGTAAGCGCTACGTTTGTTTGCAATCCAATGGCACCAACCGGATCGTTTGGCGAATTGGTAGCAATGGAATATGCCCCTCCAGTGTTAGGATGAAATATGAACAGGCCGGCAGTATTGGTTGCGCCAAGGTTCATTGTTGTGTCAATTAAAAATCTATTGATTGTGCCCTGTTCCCCATCGTAAATACATGGATTGGAGGGCAAGTTGGAAACAAACGGACGCTGCATGAGTGTAGCATGTTGAACCTGAGCCGGTGTAAGGCCCAAATGAGGGCTCCTTGCAACTCGTTTCATCATGCGTCGACCACCCCCTCTCCGCTTGTTTCTTGGACGAACTGTCTTGTCCAATGCCAACCTCTCCAAGGTACGCAACACTTTATTAGGCACCTTAACCATTGCACCACTATTATTTCAACGATTAAAAACAACTTGCTCTAAACCTTCCTCTATGTACAACGGATACTCACTAGAGGGAATCTCTGGTTGATATATGATAACTTCTTTTGTACTAAGTACTGCGTTCCCTGGCTGCAACGACGTGTAGTAATCTTCCAATGCAACCTGCTCTGACGGGGACACTCCAAAAGCACGATAGAAGGATAGACGTGCTTCATTAGTAACTTCTTGGGTGCCAGAGTCACACCCTCGACTGTGCCAGTATGTTCCACTATTTCTCATCAAAAATTCTTGCAATGTACGCTCCTTCCTATTCCTAGCAATCTTCCCACTTCTACCCAAACAACGGTAGAAACTAGGAATCACCGGAATACCTTTAGCCCAGACCAGTCCAGCAGTGGAGGTAGCATGTCGGATAATAGCAATCTCATCCTCGCTACGACCCACATGAGCAGCATCACAGAACAACACCTTGGGAAGATTCCTACACATAGTCCACTGCTCACCGTTCCAAACTGGGTGACACTGACAAAACTCTATCTCCTCAAATGTGTATACAGGCTTCTCAACCTTCATGGTGAAGCCGCGCTCACGGAAAAATTGGGGTAGGTCTTTCATGACCACCTCAAGATCCTCCCGCTCCAAAAACAGAACGCAGTCATCACCATCATTGGCCAGCTTCCCTTGCACTCCTAGGGACTTCAGATAATGCCACACAATAGCGGTCATGATCAAACAATTTCCCAGGGCTGTGTTCATATCACCACTCATGCGTCCACCCTCAACAGAATAGGCAATGTGCTTGTCATCAACAAAGCACTCACCTTGGTTTACCAACTGCTGATCCAGCAACCATTGCAAATATTTTTGTGGTCCCACATAGCACCCCTTGTAGATGCTATGTTCCCACTTTAACGCCTCAACACTCACGTGTTGATCGAATCTGGAAGCGTCCAGTCCTATTGCCACTGGATCATCAAAACTCTCCCATTTTTGGCGCAACCCTTCACCGCGCTCGTTAAAATTCAACCCTTTGTAAATAGTGACTTCTCCCCAAACTCTAGCAACAGCCTTGTACAAAAGATGTTCAATAGGCTTGATGAACCTGCCTAGCTCCAGACAATACTCCGGGCTGCGTGGAGAAATTAACCGAGGAGCAGGATCAACCTTGTTCCAAGACAACACCTTCTCGTCCTTGATGAAAAGACTAATTCGGGCATCCTTCTCGGTGATCCCTCCTCTACTCAGAACATTCTCAGCTGCCGCCTCATACCTCCTTCGTTTTGGTCCGTTGTACAACTGAACGAACTCCTCCGAGGTGATAGGCTCGGTAAATTTTGGCATCTTCCTAACGACCCGCTCTACATAATCCCCGCAGTCGAATACAACTGGACGAGGAGGTCTAGCAAAACCAGTATCAGTGGGCACCATATATAACCGTTCACCTAACCCTCTTAAAATATTGTCTGCGGAATTGTTGTGAGTGAACACAATCCCTGGCATCGGCAACGAGGTATCTACGACCGCATACCTCTCCTTCTTCCTGCCTTTATCGCTACCTAGCTCACGTACTGTTACACCCTCGGGAATGAAACGCGGTTTAGAATCATACCCAGGCACTTGAACTAGGCACCCCTACTTAAATCCTGGCAGCCAACCCCTACCCATGTTGTATAATCGCTCCAGGTAATACTCTGTCCGAGCCTGACGACGCATTTTACGTTTGGCCATTACTTGTACGCGCTCCAGAGTGCCCTCTAGAGCCATCTCAATACACTCGTCCATGTAATAATCCATCTTCAACTCATCAAACTCCAGCTTCTTCCATTCAGAGCGAAACCAACGATGGAGGGCGGCCCTATTGACGGGTGTGTCTGCACACTCACGAGCAAAACTGAACCTACCTTTTGCAAGCCTCGCCCAAGTGCAAATGAAGAGTCTCTGATTGTTTCTCTCCAAGTTAGTTTTCTCGTCTACTAACTTGGACGAAACAACCCCCTTGACCTCTTCCGCACAAACACTTGGAGGATGCATGGTACGGCCTGGCCCGTGAAGAACAGATGGGGAATTGAGCATTTTAAGGTCCTGTTTCACAGCGTCCTTAACGGCAGTACGCTGATGAAACCACCTACGGAACATACCCACAGTGGCGGAAACTATGGGTGCACCGGCGGCGACAGCAACTCCACATATGGGTGCTACGAATGCCACAGATATTCCTGCAGCAACAATGTTGGAGAGCCCGACCCTAGGGACGATGGGGCGAACCGGAGGGGGGGTCATCCCCTCCGGCCCACGGTTTCCCGCCGAAATCATGCCAAAAGTTGC